GGCATCGGATCAGCGGGCATAAAAAAATGGCCAACCCTTGCGGGCTGGCCAGCTGGTCAAATGCGCGAGATGCTAAGCTCTGAGATGCAGCATAAAACATCATGCAGCACCGGGTCGGGTTCGTTGTCGTGGTCATATACGATGCGCGATTGCGCTTCGCGGTATATCTCGTTTAGTGTCACGGTGTCGTTAATGCGCGATGCAGCCTTTGCCGCGGTCAGTAGGTCTTGAGCGTCGAAAGATGTAAGTGTCATGGTGTGTGTCCTAAGATGTGAGGTGGGGGAAGCGCGGGCCTTGCGGCCCGCGCAGTTGGTTTATTTGATCTTGCGGTTAAGCGCGCGCAGATCTTTCAGGAAGTCGGCAGCGTCGAATGTCAGGCCCTCGGCATTCTGCACGATCTTTTCGATGCTTTCGATCATGGCCCGGATCTTATCCTCGGGCGACTTGGGCGCTTGCGGCGCGCGGTCATCCGCCTTGCCTTCCAGCTTTTCAAGGCCGCGCTTAAAGTCGTTCCGTCGCGCGCCGATCTGCTGTTGCCAATAGCGCTTGTCGGCCTTGTCGGCGTCTTGCAGCGCTTTGGTCGGCGTGGCCAGTAGTTTCTGCACCCGCACCGTGAAGCCCGCAACGATCGCGGCGTTGACCGCGTCGAATAGCTCTGGCGATGCCGTGCTATCCCCTGATTTGGACTTGGGGCTGATAAAGTCAGTCGACTTCATGTTACCCGCGTGCAGCGCTTGCATACTTGACTGCAATTTGCGTTCGGCCTTGTCAACAAGCGCGACGGCTGCGGTAATGACGGTTGCGTTTTCGGGGTTCAAGATAAAGTTTGACATGGTGTAATCTCCTAGCATGTCAGTTGAAAGTATCGGGGGCGTTATTGCCTTGCCGATAACCAAGTAATGACATGTTAGTGCGCCACTAACAAGGGATAACGCCCAAACGATAACGGATGGCAACGCATCACATCGCCTGATAAGAAATGTTAGTGCGGCACTAACAAAATACCGGAACGCGACCCATACCGCCCCCCACCCCCCGCTTTTGGTTTTGGGACTCCACACTTCTCTATGTATTACTATTTCAGACAAACAAATCAGTTCCAGAACCCTCAAGCGTTCGCAGAGTCTAGACAATCGAAGTAAAAATTAAAATAATATCAAGGACTTAGCGTTTTTCTACCCCACCACTTCCGGCGGCGTATATAGGAAAGGCCCCCCTTATGGGACCCACGGGTCCCCCAGTGCAAAATTTTATTGTGTTTATGATCTGAACATGCGTGGCTACACACCCCTAAACAACTTAAGGCGCTTTGCTACGGAGTCTTGCGAAATCACACCAGAACAACTACACTTACGCTATCGGCCACTAGCCTGCGACATGAGATGACACTAGAAATCACGCCAGAAACAGGGGTGCCACTAAACAAACGTGCACCAAAACTCGACCTGAAGGAGCGGGCAGCGGCCTGCGCCAAGACGGTTGCGCTCTTATCTGACCATGGTCTCGACGTAGAACTCACTGGCGAAGACAAAGAAGTGGCTGCGGCCCTCGCCACGGCATACGCTGCCGACCCAAACAACACCTCCAAGAAAGTCACCACCCAGCGTGCCGCCCAGCTCACACCTGCGGTGCTGCGCGAGACAAATAACATTCTGTCGGAGTGGGGCCGGAGCGTCGTCGACTCGGCAGTAACAGTCAGACACCTCGTAACAAACAAACTCATCACCGAGACGGAGAACCCTGATCCACGGGTGCGTCTGAAGGCGCTAGAGCTGCTTGGTAAGATTAGTGATGTGGGGCTGTTTGCCGAGAAGAGTGAGGTGACAATCACCCACCAGACGACCGACGATCTGAAAGAGAAGCTGCGTAACAAGCTGAAACGGCTGACCGAGAGAAAGAGCGACTACATAGAAGATGCAGTGGTGATAGATGGCGACACAATCGACGTCGATAAGGAGCTTGGGTTCGACGATGAATAAGATGGTCGACATAGGCGACGAAGAAATAGAGGCGCTACTGGAGCGCTTAGACGACCTGTCTCCAGAGGAGTTGGCCGAGATTGACCAGATGGTCGACGAGCTAGCGAGCCGGAAAACAAATCAAGCCGCATATGACGACCTGCTGGCCTTCTGCAAAAAGATGGACCCAAACTATCTGGTTGGGCGGCACCACAAGATTCTCGCCAGTATGCTCATGGCGATCGAGCGCGGGGACAAGGACCGTATCTGTGTGAACATGCCACCACGTCACGGCAAATCGCAGCTCGTGTCTATATTCTACCCTGCGTGGTTCCTTGGCCGGAACCCAGATAAAAAGGTGATGATGGTGTCGCACACCACGGACCTCGCGGTGGATTTTGGCCGGAAGGTGCGTAACCTGATCTCCACCGATGCCTACCGCGAGATATTCCCCACAGTTAGCCTAGCGATCGACAGTAAGTCGGCTGGGCGTTGGAACACGAATATGAAGGGCGAGTACTTCGCCTGTGGCATCGGGTCGTCAATCGCGGGTCGTGGTGCTGACTTGTTGCTTGTAGACGACCCTCACTCGGAACAGGACGTGCTGAGCGGCAACTTCGAGGTGTTCGAGCGGGCCTACGAGTGGTTCACATTCGGTGCGCGTACGCGTCTGATGCCCGGCGGGCGGGTGGCTATCGTGCAGACCAGATGGCACCTCGATGACCTGACGGGGCGCGTGACACGCGACATGGCCCAGAACGACAAGGCCGACCAGTATGAGGTGGTGGAGTTCCCGGCGATCCTCGACACCAAGGACAAGAAGACAAAGAAGGTGATCCAGAAGCCCCTGTGGCCAGAGTTCTTCGATCTGGCTGCGTTGGAGCGCACCAAGGCGTCGATGCCGGTGTTTCAGTGGAACGCGCAGTATCAGCAGCAGCCCACTGCCGAAGAAGCCGCCCTAGTGAAGCGTGAATGGTGGCAGCGGTGGAAAGAGGAGTCGCCACCTTACTGTGAATATGTTATCATGTCCTTGGACGCAGCCGCTGAAAAGCACAACAGGGCTGACTTCACTGCGCTCACTACATGGGGTGTTTTCCTAAACGAACACACCAGTGCTTATAACATTATATTGTTAAACAGCATAAAAGAGCGTATGGAGTTTCCTGAGCTTAAACGGCTTGCGATGGAACAATATGATGAGTGGGAACCAGATTCATTCATCGTGGAAAAGAAGAGCGCGGGTACCGCTCTGTATCAGGAGATGCGCCGTATGGGACTACCAGTCTCAGAATATACGCCGCACAGGGGGTCGGGGGACAAGCTGGCCCGCCTGAACTCGGTTGCTGACATCGTAGCGTCTGAACTCGTCTGGATGCCCGAGACCCGTTGGGCAGAAGAAGTAATCGAAGAGATCGCGGGGTTTCCCTTCATGTCGCATGATGACTTGGTGGACTCTACGGTCATGGCGCTCATGCGGTTCCGCCAAGGTGGGTTCATCCGACTACCAACGGATGAGCCAGAGGAGCCGAGATTCTTCAAACAACGCCGAGGCGGCTACTATTAAGGATTAGGGTATGGCTATCGAAAAAGGACTTTATGCAGCTCCAGAAGGTCTAGACGACGAGATGGAAGATATGATGGAGATTGATGGCGCGGAGCTGGAGATCGAGGTCATCGACCCAGAGGCAATCGTGCTAGACGATGGCAGTATGGAGATCACACTGATTCCAGACATGGAAGTGGCTGATCTGGCTGATTTCGATGCTAATTTGGCGGATATACTAGAAGAAGGCACCCTGCGCGGTATTGCAGACGATATGATGGGGCTGGTGGAAGCCGACATCGACAGCCGCAAAGAGTGGGCCGAAGCCTATGTCAAGGGCCTAGACGTGCTGGGATTCAAGATGGAGGAGCGCACGGAGCCATGGGAAGGCGCTTGTGGTGTCTATTCTAACGTGCTGGCCGAGGCCGCCATCCGGTTCCAAGCCGAGGCTATGTCGGAAACGTTCCCCGCCGCGGGGCCTGTGCGCACTAAAGTCCTTGGGGATGAGACGAAGGCAAAGATGGAAGCCGCGCAGCGCGTGCAGGCGGACATGAACTACGAGATTACCGAGCGTATGGTCGAGTACCGGTCGGAGCACGAACGCATGTTGTATGCTCTAGGCTTGGCTGGCTCTGCGTTCAAGAAGGTGTATTACGACCCAAATATTGGGCGGCAGGTGTCGCTGTACATCCCAGCAGAAGACGTCATCGTGCCATACGGTGCGAGCCATATCGAGACTGCCGAGCGCGTTACACACGTCATGCGCAAGACTAAAAATGAGGTCCGCAAGCTGCAGGCAGCGGGGTTCTATCGCGATGTAGACCTCGGTGAGCCAGTGCCATACCACTCCGACATCGAGGAGAAGAAGGCTGAAGAGGGCGGATACGAGCTAACAAACGACAATCGGTACACATTGTACGAAATCCACGTCGAAACGACCCTAGATGGGGTGGATGACGAGGACGATCTGCCGAAACCGTACGTAATTACGGTCGAGCGGGGCACCGGAGAGGTGCTGGCTATCCGCCGTAACTACGAAGAGAGCGATCCGCTAGCCCTGAAGAACCAATTCTTCGTCCATTATCCCTATGTTCCGGGGTTTGGGTTCTACGGACTGGGCCTGATCCACATTATCGGGGGCTACGCCAAGGCCGGAACCAGCTTGATCCGTCAGTTGGTGGACGCTGGCACGCTGTCGAACCTACCGGGGGGCCTGAAAACCCGCGGGTTGCGTATTAAAGGCGACGATTCGCCCATTGAACCGGGTGAATTTAAGGATGTGGACGTGCCGTCGGGGTCAATCCGCGACAATATCATGCCATTGCCGTACAAAGAGCCGTCTCAGACGCTTCTGGCGCTGCTCCAGCAGATCACACAGGAAGGCCGTAGGCTCGGTGCGATCTCTGACCTGAACATCTCCGATATGTCGGGTAACGCGCCTGTGGGGACCACTCTGGCGCTCCTAGAGCGTACCCTGAAGCCGATGGCAGCGGTACAAGCGCGTGTTCACTACGCGATGAAGCAAGAGTTTAAGATGCTCAAGGCGATCATCGCAGAATATGCGCCGGAAGAGTACACATACCAGCCACATCGTGGCGAGGTAGGCGCGCGCAGGGGTGACTACGAGCTGGTTGAGGTGATTCCCGTCAGCGATCCTAACAGCTCCACCATGGCCCAGCGGGTTGTCCAGTACCAAGCGGTACTGCAGATGGCTCAGGCGGCGCCACAGATTTACGATCTGCCACAATTACACCGCCAGATGATTGAAGTTCTGGGTGTGAAGAACGCAGACAAACTCGTCCCAACGAAGGACGACGCGAAACCGA